ACAGGAAAGATTCTAGGTTTTATTCGTTTGGGTTCACCAGTAATCTATATGAAACCACGTAATGAATTGCTTGGACAGGTCTGGATTCAGAATCCTGATACATCTAAACGATTCAACGAATCTACTATTATGGGATTTGTAATTGTACCGGCACAGCCATTTGGTTTTAATTATCTTGGTGGTAAACTTCTAGCTGCAATCTGTACTTCACATACAGTCAGAGAAATTGTAAACAAAAAATACAATTCAAATATTTGTTTGTTTGAAACTACCAGTCTGTATGGTACTGCTAAGACTGTATCACAATATGATGGTATGAAACCACTTATTCGTTTCAAAGGTCTAACAGAATCGGATATGGTACCGATGATGCACGGACCAAGATACATTGCACTGAAAGATTATGTGGAAAGTAAAGTTGGAGATTTGTTGGCTGGTGATACATCAACCACAAGCCGTAAGCTAAGGACTTTTACCAAGATTATAGCTTTGACTAAAGCAGCACTTAAAGGTTCTACTGAAGCGGAGGCATTCCATTTAACGATTGAGAACGCTAAAAGGTTGACAGAAAAGAAAAGATATTATGTTTCTGATTATGGATATAGCAATATGGTAGACTTTATGGCATGTAGGACTGATAAATTATTGCCTGGTGAAAATTATCACAAACACGAATTGAATAATATTGTATCTTGGTGGAAAAGTAAGGCCATAAATAGATACGAAACCCTTAAAAATGAGGGTAGATTGAGGTCAGAATTGGAAATCTGGACCTCAGGTAAAGATATTCAAATCATTAGGTAAAAATGGCAACAAAACCAAGTTCTTCCGAATTAACTAAGATGCAAGAATTGACTTCAGCTTGGATATTTCGGCGTGCCTTAAATGATAATAAGAAATATAAAAATGTTGATGAAATTATAAGTGATGAAAAATTCCAAAATGAAGTTGTTGGAACTAAAACTAAAAAAGGAATATATCCTTACATTGATAAAGAATGGATAGAAACATTCTTCAAACAACAAAAAAGATTCTTAGATGAATTTTCCAACACTAAATTTAAAGAGTTTAGTGTTGAAGGTGGTTTTATGGAATGGGTTTCAAAATTAGTTAACCAAAAATATAAAATCAATAAAAAAGATGCTTGGGATCCAGCTGATGTGTGGTGTATTCAAAATGAAAATGAAGTTAAAAGGCAAATAACAGATGCAATAAATGATACACTTGATATTGAAATGTTAAATTCCGAATTACGTACTCTATTTCAAGAAAGAAAAGTAGTCGGAATTTCACTCAAAAAGGTAGCATCAAAATCTCCACAAGCTAGATACCAAGAGGTTAATATCAAAGAAGGTGTGATGTTCACCTCCGGTAAACATCCGTCATTTACAATTCACGAAATACGCTGTGATTTACTTTTGCAAAACGATGGAACATTTAAAGCCAATGATACAAGAATATTTTTTGATGTTAACTATACAAAAGAAAAACTTAGATACACACTAACAATCAGAACATCAGGAAGAACTTATAGACCAGGTAATTTAATATTTGAATTCCAAGAACCTGGTGCGGCTGCTCAGATTGGCAAAGCTCCTGTTAGTCTTATAGAAGATGCAGCCGACAAACACAAAATGATTTTTGATAATGATTGGAAAAATTTCCCAAGTACACCTCAAGATTTCAATACTGAAATGAATGATTGGAAGTCTATGTTTAATAAAATTAAAAGTACAGTAAAAACTAATATAAATTCAGATAAAGACTTTGCTGATAATATTTCAAAAATTTTATTAGACAAACAAAATTATGGTACAGCAAATTCAAAATTAATGCAAATAAATTTTTTATATAATTTTATAATGTTGGGTGAAAAAGGTATGGAGAAATTTATAACTGATTTATTCTTCTTAGCTGAAAAACGAGGAAAAGGTTTTGGTCCTTTTGGAAAGATATATTAATATGCCATTAACAGACTTTGATAAAGTTATGAAAGAATACCAGGATCTAGAAGATGATTTTGGTTTCTCTGCTGTATCCGAAGCAGAATATAATTCAGTAATCAACAAGACAGCTGAGACTGCTGATGATTATAAAAAGAGGCTAGCTGAAGTTGAAAAAATGATTGTCCCTTTCCTGAACAAACTACATAGTACAGGTGATAAGGAATATATCTATTGGCCTAATCGTAAACCAGCAATTGAAAAACAAATAGAGAAGATATTAAAACTGACTAGAGGTTGATTATGACTGCTACTGTGATTATACCAACTACGGGTGCTCCGGAGTTGAAAGGTGCTGTTCAATCTGTACTTGAACAAACCTATGAAACGAAATGTTATGTTGTTGCTGATGGCATTAAACACCATTCAAAAACAAGAATCATTACGGATGGTTTTCTTTCTAGAAAAAATTTGGAAAGATGTTATCTGCCCATCAATGTCGGTGCCAACGGATTCTATGGCCACCGAGTCTACGCCGCTTTCACACACTTAATTGATACTGAATACATTCTGTATTTGGACCAAGACTGTTGGATGGAACCAGAACACGTAGAAACGTGTATCAACACAATCAAAGAAAAGAAACTTGATTGGACATATTCACTTAGAAGAATTTGTGATAAAGATGGTAATTATATTACCAATGATGACTGTGAATCACTTGGTAAATGGAAAACATATCATGGAGTTAATCATATAGATACTAATTGCTATTGCCTTAAAACAGAAATTGCGATAAAATTAGCACAAGTATGGCATGGCGGTTGGGGACAAGACAGAGTTTGGTTTTCGGCTCTTTCACAATATTTTCCCAATTTCGATTGTACTGGTAAATATACAATAAATTATCGTGTTGCTGGAAATGAAGGTTCTGTTAAACCAGAATTCTTTTATCACGGCAATAAAATTATGAATGAAAAATATAATGGAGTTTTCCCATGGAGAAAAAAGATTTAATCATTGGTGGTTTCACAAACTATAACTATAATCATTTAAAACCTTGGGTAGAATCTGTCCTTGAGTTTATGCCTGATACAGAGAAGGTAATGATTGCTGGTAATACGACACAAGAAACAGTAGATATTTTAACAAATAAAGGTTTTATTGTTGTTCCGATGGAACATATAAAAAATCTACCACCACATATACCAAGATGGATTAATGTATATGATTTCCTAAAGAAAAATGGACACAAGTACAACAATGTAGTTATGACTGATTTAAAGGATGTGTATTTTCAAGGTAATCCTTTTGAATGGTTGGATGAAAATTTGGGTGACAAAAAGATTGTTGCAGGTTCAGAAGCTTTGATATACAAAGATGAAGCTTGGGGTAACCAGAACTTGATGGATACATTTGGTCCATATGTTTATGAACAGTTCAAAGATTGTGAAATTTATTGTGTTGGTGTTTTAGCTGGAAAACCAGAATATTTGGCTGACTTATTCTTACACAATTATTTACTGGCATTAAGAGTACCTGCTGCTTTGGACCAAGGTACATTTAATTTGTTGATGCAAACTCATCCATATAAAGATGTTGTGTTGTATGCAAAACAAGGAGACGCATGGGCTTGTCATGCAGGTACGGTTGCTGATCCTAGAAAGATGGATGATTTTAGACCTAAACTTCTGGAACCAGAGCCAATATATAAAGATAACATTGTATATACTTCCAAAGGTAAACCTTTCTATATTGTTCACCAATACGACAGAGTGCCAGAATGGAAAGATTATATACAGAAAAAGTATCAGCAAGAAGATATGAGTAATTATTTCATTTATAGAACATAAAGGTGATTTTGGTATGAAAAAGTTGTTATTGACCGGTGGTGCAGGTTTCGTTGGGCACCACGTTATAGATTATTTTCTAAAAAATACTGATTATGATATTATCAGTTTAGACAGATTAGATTTCTCTGGTAATCTAAATCGTATAAATGAAATATTGAAATCACATTCCGATGAAGATAAAAAACGAGTTAAAGTTGTATATCATGATTTGCGTGCTGAAATCAACCAACAACTAAAAGACCAATTAGGTGATGTTAATATCATTCTACACCTAGCTGCAGCATCACATGTAACAAGGTCTATAAAATATCCCCTAGAATTTATAAATTCAAACATTATAGGTACAGCCAATTTATTGGAGTATGCTAGAATTCTTTCTAATTTGGAAAAAATGATTTATTTTTCAACCGATGAAGTGTTTGGACCTTCAATCGGAGAAATTCCTTTTACTGAATATGATAGATATAATGCATCGAATCCATATTCTGCTTCTAAGGCTGCAGCAGAAGAATTGTGTGTTGCATATCAAAACACCTATAAATTACCATTATATGTAACTCATACGATGAACATTTATGGTGAGAGACAAAATCCAGAAAAATACATCGCAATGTGTATGGAAAAAATAAAGAATGATGAAACATTAACGATACATATCAACACAAAAACAAATTATATCGGCAGTAGATGTTATCTACATGCACAAGATGTGGCTGACGCTTTATTGTTTTTACTTAAACTCAATAACGTTGAATTTCCAGAAAATCATCGTGGTGGAAAATGTCCAAAATTTAATATATCAAGTAATGTTGAATTAAACAATTTGGAAATTGCTCAGTTGGTTTCGGAAGCCATGAACAAAGAACTAAAATATGAGTTGACTGATCCAAATATAGAAAGACCAGGACACGATTTTAGGTACCTGATTTCAGGTGAATATATGAAGTCTTTAGGTTGGGAACCAAAAATTTCAACTAAAGATAGAATAAAACAATTAGTACAATGGTACATTAATGGAGAAAAATGATGAGTGAAATAATTACATTTAATACTGAGACACAGGCTTTTGGGCAATCAGTTCCTGTTTTCAAGTGTTCGGGTTATGGTTTGGGTGAATTGATTTGTGACATGGAAGATCCAATTGGTCTTGAAATTGGATGTGACATTGGTGATACCAGTAATTTTTTGTTGGATTCTAATCCAACATTACATCTAACTTCAATTGATCCTTACATGAATTATGTTGATTGGAATGGTGCCAATCTAAATGAACGTGAAGAAATCTATAACAGAATGACGAATAGATTGAAGGGTTACTCAAATAGATTTCTGCACATGAGAACAACTTCAGATGATGCAGTTAACGAATTTGAAGAAGAATGTTTTGATTTTATTTTTATTGATGGTCTTCATACATATGACCAATTAACTAAAGATTGTTTGAATTATTATTCTAAACTAAAACCTGGTGGTATTTTTTCTGGTCACGATTATACAGCAATCCCAGGTGTAAATCGTGCAGTCAAAGAATTTGCTGCCAAAGTTGATAAGCAAATATTAACCACAGAATGTGATGTTTGGTATTGGTACAAATGAAACAATGTATAATTCTTTCTGGTCATTATAGAAATTTTGACTCAACGTGGGAAAATATTAAAAGATTTATTGATTCAAATAAATTGGATGTTTATTGTCATCTCTGGAAAGATAAAGATGCACAAGAAAGTGAAAGACAATTAAAATCAGTAATTGAAAAATTGGGTGTACAAGAAAATCGTATACTGAATGAGTCTACGGATGATTATCATCAAAGATTTCAGGATATGGAAAAAAGGATAAGAGATAATAATCCAAAAACAGAATTGGTTATTAATGATCCTATCGCAAATATAGCTTCTATGCACTATGCGAGAAGGTCTGCATTTAATTTAATCAAAGATGAATATGATGTTTTGGTTTATTCTAGGTATGATATTATATTTGATGAAGTTTTTAAATTTGAAAACGTTGATTCATTAATAACACCAGAAGCCGAATGTTACAACCTAATGTCGGATATATTTGCAATCATGCCTTTTAATCTAGCAAATAACTATTTTGTTTTTGATGAGTATGAAAGATTGTTATCAACACAATTTGAACCTGAGTTTGAAGATTGGTTAAGACACGTACACAAATATGGTGAAAACAATATAAATGTACATAAATATCATAGTTATAATCCACATATGATGTTATTGAGGCATTTTATTATGACAAAGACACCATATCAAATTTTAAATATTCCTGTGAGAATAAGATGAAAATAGCATTATGTTTTGCTGGTCAAGCTAGAAGTTTTGAAAAAGGTTATGAATATTACAAGCGTAATCTTTTTGACCATTATAATGTGGATGTATACATTCATACATGGAAATTCACAGAACAAAATGACTTAGTTGGATTGTATAAACCAAAAAATTGTGAATTTGAAACACCACCATTAGGTGATTTTGATAATAATTATACCAATACACCAAATCCACAGAAACATCCTCCAAGATTTACATATAGGATGTTATATTCAATTTATCAATCGAGCCAATTGATACAAGGTAAATATGATTGGGTTATAAAGACTCGTACTGATTATGCTTTGAATGTTAAGATTCCATTTGAACAGTTAGACAATAAAAAATTGTATATACCTAACTGTCGTATGGTACCTGAACGAGACTTTGGTAATGACCAATTTGCTTTCGGTTCACAAGAAACGATGATAAAATATATGTCAACTTATATTAATCTTGATAAGTACTATCATGCTGGTGCACAGTTTATCGGTGAAAATATGTTACAAGCCAACTTACATGAACATGGATTGATTGGTGAAAACCTTGTATATGTTGATATGAATAATCCTTTTCCTCCAGGTCCACATAATGGTTCATGGCATTCCTTAATTCGTGATGATTATGAACAATGGAACAAATCGTAAAAGAACTTAAAGGACATTCTGGTTCTCGAATTTTTTTAATGGAAAATGAAAGAGGATTATTTGTTCGTAAAATAGATAATGTTGAAAGAAATAAAGAAAGGTTGGCCGCATTGTATAGTGTTGGTTATGCTGTTCCTGTTATTTACAATCATTCGAATACACATATTGATATGCAGTATATACACGGCTTAGATATTAAAACATATTTGACACACAACAATATTGGTGATTTGTCAAAGTTTATTATTGCGACATTCAAAGCATTTTCATCCGAATCTATTGAAAAAGATTATACCGAAACATATCATCAAAAGTTGAAATGGTTGGAATCAGATACAGATTTACCTTTTACTAAAGATGAATTGATAGACAAACTTCCAAAATTATTACCATCATCAATATATCATGGTGACTTGACTTTAGAAAATATCATGTACTCCGATAATCGTTTCTATATGATTGATCCAGTAACAACTGAATACGATTCGTATATTTTTGATATCGGTAAAATGAGACAAGACATGGAATGTAAATGGTTCTTACGTGGAACTGACATTATGTTGGACACCAAACTACAACAATTACAAGATACAATCAAAGAATCTTTTCCATATGCGTTTGATGATTCTATATTGATTGCAATGTTACTAAGAGTATTATCACATTGTCAAAAAGATGACGATGATTATAAATTACTATTAAGAAATATAAAAAAATTATGGAAAAATATAAATTAATAGTTTTGATAAACTGTCACGAAAATAAAGACAGCATCAAAGACACTATAGAAAACATAAAAAAATTCAATAGTGATGTTTGTATTGTCATCAACAATGGTAGTTCAGAAGATTTATCAGAATTTGTTTCAAATGATGTTTTTATTATTGAAAGATTACCTTTAAACAAAAAAGTATTGGGTAATGAGGTGTTATTAAACTATGAACGGTTCGACACAATGGTGCCACTACATATACAATTAAAAGATTGTCTGGTTGCAAACGATTTAAAATCGGAATATGTCTTATTAATGGCATCAAACCAGTTATTTGTAAATCGTGGTCTTTATGATTTCATGAAAAACTATAGTGGTTCTTATTACAACAGAGATATTGATGGTGGTTGTGTATCATCATTAAAAAGTAATCCAATCTTTACGAAATATTATGATGAAATCGGAAAAGAAAATTTCAAACACCAATCTAACCATGATGGTATGTTTTTCAAATATAATGTTTTCATGGAAATGATGGAGTATTTTGAAGATTTTAGATATTTGAAATTAAATTTCCATGCCGAAGAATTTTTATATGCTGCTTATCTATTTAAAAATCACAAAGATGAATTGGTTGAGTTTGGTAAATATAATTATTGGCAACCATCTTGGAGACAGTCTGCAAGTCCCGCATCCGTTGAAGATATTAAAGTATGTATAAAAGATGGTTTATTTTTAGCCAAAAGAATTGACAGAGATATTAATAATGAAACACGAAAGTATATTAGGGAGTTAAAATGAGAGTGATTGTACCAGCAGCTGGATTGTCAACAAGGTTTCCGAATATGAAACCAAAATATCTTCTTTACGATTACAAACATGAATTGATGATTGCTAATTCTATAAGACCATTTTTACGTGAAGGTTATCAAGTCACAATTGGTATTCTCAAAGAACATGACGAGAAATATAATGCAACACAATTCATCAACTATGAATTTGGTGATTCTGTGGATGTTGTTGTTTTGGATAAACCCACAAAAGGTCCTGCTGATACAGTATTTCAAATTATTGAGAAACTTGGTCTATACTCAGAACCAATATTCATCAAAGACTGTGATAGTTTCTTTGAACATGATATTTCAGATGGCAATTATGTTTGTGTTTCTAAAATATCAGACCATGAGTTCCTAAAGAAAATTGCTTCTAAGAGTTTTACTGTAGCTAACAATCAAGGTATAATTACTGACATTGTAGAAAAAGAAGTGGTATCAGATACTTTTTGTGTTGGTGGTTACAAATTCTCATCCGCCTTGATGTACAAGGAAGCTTTCAAAAGATTGAGTAGTGAACGTGAAGTGTTTGTTTCAGATGTGATTGGTGTTTGTATTGGTGATATGAATATCTTCAATGAAAAGAAAGTACGTGACTATACTGATGTCGGTACGGCACAAGATTGGTTTGAATATAACGACAAACCTGTAATCTTCTGTGACATTGACGGTACAATCATCATCAATCAAGGTCGAGTTGGTCCTAATAGTTATACAGACAAATCTATACCATTAGAGAAGAATATAAAAAGACTTTTAGAACTACAAGACAAAGGCGCTCAGTTTGTTTTTACTACAGCAAGAATGAATGAACACAAGGCATTAACAAGAGATATGTTATATGAATTGGGTTTCAAAAGTTTTGACTTGATTACTGGATTACAGAATTCTAGACGTATTTTGATTAATGATTATAACGAAGCCAATCCATTTCCAAGAGCCGAATCAATCAATATCAAAAGAAACTCAGACAATCTAAGTGACTTTCTATGATACCTGATAAAAACCTATTCATCATAACCTCATCGTTGAAGCCAAACTCTGGTTCCTTTTCTGACGAACAAAGATTTTCACAGACTATTGCCACACTAAAGTCTGTTCGTAGTAAAGTACCTGAAGCAATTATTGTTTTTGCAGATGTGTCTTTACGTGAAGTATCTAATTTAGAACGTGAGACAATTGTTGGATTGTGTAATGCTTATATTGATTTATCTGAGCAACCAGATGTTAGGAATTTATCAATCAATAATCAGAAAAGTACAGCAGAAAATGTTTTATTATTCTATACAATACAGACATTAAAGCAAAATAATTTATTGAAAAATGTGAGAAGAATCTTCAAATTTTCTGCCAGGTCTGAGTTGGAAGATGGTTTTGATATAACCGAATATGACAATTTATTTGGTAAATATGTATTTAAGAAAGCAATTCCAACTTGGATGTACAATGGTCCAGAAAATCTATTCATTACCAGAATGTTTTCTTTCTGTACATCTTTAGTGGATAATTATTTATCGGTAATACAAAAAAATGTGTTATTGACAAATCAAATAGACACAGAACACGCACATTGGGTGAACATACCTAAAGAGTATTTGGTTGAATTTGACAAGACACATTGTTGGGGTTGGTTGGCCGGAACGGGCCAAATCGAACATTATTGAGCACTATATATCTAGTCCAATATTTCTTCAGTATTCAAATGTCTGGTGAAATCTTTTATAAATAACCCATAGGCAACCAAAGTGTGTTGCAATTCTATGGGGTATAATCAATGTTAACTTTTCAATCTTTTCTAAAGGAAGAAGCTGAAGGCGGCGAACTTAAGCACATTCATCATGCTGAAGACCGTCCATTAATGCATGGCCACGCCGGTTTTGAACACGCACATGAAGCACTAATGAAGGCTCATGCTCACATGACTTCTGGTGCAAAGAGTAGTAATCTAACAATGAAATATGATGGTTCTCCATCACTTGTCTTTGGTCATCATCCGTCAAATGGTAAGTTTTTCGTTGCAACTAAGTCTGCTTTCAATAAAAATCCAAAGATTAATCATACTGAAAAAGACATTGATAGAAACCATGGTCATGCACCAGGTCTTGCAAAAACATTAAAACACGCACTCAAACACCTACCAAAAGTAACACCTAAAACTGGTGTATATCAAGGTGATTTGATGCACCATGCAGAAACCAAACATTTACATGAAGGTTTTATTGTAGAAGCAAAAGACAGTAAAGTGTCTTTTACACCAAATACAATCACTTATACTGCTCATGGCGATGCGGCAAAAAAGATTAAAAGGTCTAAGGTTGGTATAGTTGTTCATCAAAAATACAGTGATGACATGAAAAGTGCTTCTCCTCATGTTGACCACCACAATTTTAAAGAACATCCAGATGTT